CCTTTTGAGGAAAACGGTATACTTTTCATCTTCCGTACGGTTCAACAACCGGATCACCATTGATTACCGTTAGGTAATTGAGGTACAAATCCATGTTAAGACAAATGAGAATTTCTTCTTTCTTTGGAATACATGGAAGTTTTATTAGATACAACAATCATATGACTGTTATACCAATATTTGATTTTGACCGAAAGTTGCGTCAAGAGTATCAAAACTCTATGGCAAAGGTCCAGGGTTCAGGAAGTCCCTTTGCAATTGCAAAGGAAACTAAAACGAACACAAGAAAGGCTGTATTAACCTCGAAAGGTAAAATACATGTAACCAATCTAAGTTCAGTTAATCCTGTATTAAGAGCTATAGTAGAATCCGAATATAATTATATGAGGATTGCTAAAGTCTTAACAATGGAGGAACACCTTAAGTTCCAGGAGATGTTAGTCATTGACTACGCATCCCTTACAACTAATACTATTAATGTGTTTAATAATTTTATTGAACACAATGGTATTGCTGTAGGTACTTCCAATTTTAAGAAGCAGGCACATGTCTGCGTTCAAAGATTAGAAGGGGTGAAGACACCAGAAATTGACTTTGCCATTGGTAAAGACATTTACTGGCCCACAAAATTCCATTTTCTTAGACCTCTTCTCAGAGGCTTGGATGATCCGGAATTCGCTACAAGTGGGATCTCAGATCAGCTGATACGCACAATTCTGGGCGTATCGCGGATACCTGAAGATTTTAGGGAAGTACAACTGGAGCACATATTACATAAAAGTAAATTGAAAGCTTCCGTTATCCAAGAGTTCGAAGATTACGTACGTTTCCGTATTAATCATCCAACTCAAGGTTTCCCTGGTCGCAATGACCCTAACTGGTGTAGTTGGGGTACAAGACCAAACGCACGTATTGCTTCTACCGGTCCTAATGGACTGAATAAATTGCAAACTGCGAGCTTCGAAGCAGCTATCCTAATGAAACATTCTTTAGGAGAAGCCTTCAAAAATTTATGCCATCTGACCAACAACAAACCTTTTTATGGGTACGTTGAAAGGTTGGGTATGGAATATATTGCCAAATTCAATACACAGTGTGAATTGAATAAGGACCTCAAACCTGAAGAGAAACCTTTCGATTTAATTAAATCTAAGACACCTTCAGGAATGAGAAGGAGAGAAAGGCTTAAAGGAAAAGAACGTTCTTTTCTTAAAAGAATCCTCTCGAAGGTTGCTGATAAAGACGAGGTTTCCCAAGTCCTTAAGGCAGCCAATTCTGGACGGAATGCTAGAAAAGAGTCTCCTCAATCTAGTCCCAAGAAAATAACCATGTATTCGGACCCAAATTTGGGTAGTTTACGTACGATTACTTCTGTTCCAGACACAGGGAACAAGAGTAGAACCATAGCAATTTGCGATGTTTTTACTCAATTACTCCTTACACCATTTGAAGAGAAGCTCATTGAGTTTCTTGACAAAATGTTCGGAGATCGTTCCGCCTTCCATGACCATCAAAAAGGTTTTAGGAAGTTTCAGAGAAAGCTGGTTCCTGGTATAAAATCAATTGATTTTACATCGTGGACAGACTATCTCCCCGCAACCCTGCAAAAGATCGTTGTTAAACATGTGTTTAATGACGACATAGCAGAAGCGTGGTATAAGCTGGTGGTTACATGTGATTGGAATTCCAAGTCGCATGATGGGCCTATAGTTTACGGTACTGGGCAAGGAATGGGGACCAAAGGGTCCTTTATCATTGCTTCCATTACGGATCACTTTATTTCGGAGCTTCTTCTTACGAAGTGTTACCCTGATAAAGTGCGTACCACACCGATCAGTAACCTATACTCTCGTGTAGGTGATGATCTCTGGATTTGGGATCCAGATGATTTAATCTCTAAACATCTTGAAGATTCCTTTAAGATGAAGATTAATCAGTCTAAGTCCAAGAAAGCCACTGAGGCGAATGCCGTAGGTGAGTTTGTTTCTATGAATATTAATCACGGACGTAACGTAAGTCGCGTCAGTATGAGAAATATTTTGGACGTTAGAGAATCCTTATATGATGTAATACCCTTAATTTCTCATTTGAAAGAAAGGACAAACATCGATATAGGGATATTGTTAGAAAACCTTAAAAGGGCAGAATTCTACCCTGATAAAGTGTGGTCTAACTTATATAAGGGACTTTGCCTCGAACAATTCGTTGGAGGATGTAAGCCTTATAAAATTCAACTCTGCGAACATCTTTACAGACTTAACAGAGTTCATGACTTTTCAGTCATGGGTCAAGAACCTTATCGCGATCTTTACAGACACGATAAAAGTGACCTTTTAAGGCTACTTATTAGTGCATATGCACTTGATAAGGATGCCAGAGAAATCAAATCTGCTGTTCTACAGATTAGGAAAGTTTCACCCGAAACAATCCGACATTGGTCAGAAAGTACGGTGGCTGTTCCTCGGGACGCTACTGTATGGGATACGAAATTACAGCTACACGAGCTAATAACTTGGTGCCAGTATGTAGATTCGAGTGACCTTCAAGATTCAATTGATCCGGATATGTTAATATTCCAGATAATGAATAGTGAAAATGTTGCAGAGGCTTTCAAACTACTTGATTTATATAAATCTAAGTTGATTGG